TGCACGAAAAAACACACGGCAGGCCGATCGGCCTCAAAGGAGCCTTAAGAAATGGCAGAGTACAAAGGAATCGACTATTTGAAGAACAGACTGGCAGCTAAGCGCAGCCGGGTCCAGACGAGGTATAAGTTCTACGAAATGAAGAACGTTACGTTCGACTTCGGGATCTCCACGCCGCCGGATCTGCGGTACTGGATGAGCACGCTTGGATGGTGCGCGAAGGCTGTGGACAGTCTCGCGGATCGTCTCGCGTTCGATCGGTTCGAGAATGATGTCTTTGACATGAACGGGCTCTATGAGGCGAACAACAAGGACGTGCTGATCGACAGCGCGATCCTGGGCGCTCTGATCGGGTCCTGTGATTTCATCTACATCACGGCAGATGAGACCGGCTTTCCGCTGATGAGAGTCATTGACGGAAGACATGCGACTGGAGTAATCGACCCGACCACGAACATGCTGAAGGAAGGCTATGCCGTTCTGGAGTTCGACGAATCGGACAGACCGGTGGTGGAAGCGTATTTCATTCCGGGGAGCACGACGATCATCGAGAAGGACAAAAAGCCGTATACGGTGAAGAATGATGCTCCGTATCCGCTTCTGGTGCCGGTGATCAACCGCCCCGATGCCGTGAGGCCGTTCGGGCATTCCAGGATAAGCCGCGCTTGCATGTCTATCGTCGGGTCCGCAGTGAGGACTGTGAAGAGATCTGAGATCGCGGCAGAGTTCTACAGCTATCCGCAGAAGTACATTCTCGGAATGGATGAGAATGCTGAGCAGATGGACAAATGGCGTGCCTCAATGTCGGCCATGCTGAGGATCGACAAGGATGAGGATGGTGATCATCCGGTGGTCGGGCAGTTCCAGCAGCAGAGCATGACACCGCACTCGGAACAGCTCCGGATGTTCGCAGGACTATTCGCCGGAGAGACCGGCCTGACGCTCGATGACCTGGGCTTCCCAAGCCAGAACCCTTCCAGTGCGGAATCAATCAAGGCGAGCCATGAGTCCATGCGACTGACAGCAAGGAAAGCACAGACCACTTTTGGCGTGGGCCTTCTGAATGCCGGTTATCTGGCTGCGTGTGTTCGCGACAAATATCCGTACCTTCGCCGGCAGGTGGCCAGGACGGAACTGAAGTGGTCGCCGATCTTCGAGCCGGATGCGGCGATGCTGTCCGGGATCGGGGACGCCGTGCAGAAGATCCAGACGGCATTTCCTGAGTATTTCGATGAAAGCAAGTTGAATGAGCTGACGGGAATCTGATAAATGAACACTGCGGAGATCAGGAAGAAGATAGAAACTGAATACGAAGAGGCGATGTCCGCAGACAGAAGGATCACAAAGATTGCCGAGAATGCGAAGAAAACTTATGCGAATGCGGCAACGTATGCGTCGAGAGCTGGGCTGATCATCGGCAGGATCCTGGCTAGAAATCTGGTGAGTGACGATTCAGAAGATGACGGCATTTCCGGAGAGGAAGCGGCTTCGTTAGTTACTCCCGCGCTCCGGATGAATTATAAAAATGTCGCGGGTGTCGCAGTGGCGGCACAGGAAGCTATGAATGCAGCTGCTGGTGTTGGACTGGCTGCGCTGACTCCGGCATTTGATGAGGGGAAGGCTGCGGAAATCACAAGCGCTGTAGCAAACGGGACATCCAAGGCAGAACTGATTAAGGAGTGCGAGAACGCTTCCAGAAAAACTGTGGATGAATCGATGCGGGTAAACGCGGAGGCACACAGCGCGTCAGGCCTTCGAGTTACGGTGACAAGAATCTACGATGGCGTAGGGCTGAGCGGTGGCCGGGAGTGTAAGTTCTGTAAAGACCGAGAAGTGACAGATGTGCCTTATGGTGAAGCCTACGACAAAGGTGCTTTTCAAAGGCATCCGGGTTGCGGGTGCGAACTGCTGTATAAGACCGGAAAGCGAGTACAGAGACAGAATGACTGGACAAGAAATCAGTGGGAAGACGTAAACAGTCCTGCTATAATAAAAGCAAGACAGCAGGAGGGAATTGAAAAAAACTTTGATCCGAGTGAGATGGAAAGTGTTATTGGACACTATATTCAAAAAAGAACTGCTGAGCTATACGAAGAAGCAAAAAATGGCGGGCACGATTATGGAACATATTTGCGGGCGATGGAAATGGCCCCGAAATCACTTAGAAGTTCTATAAGATCTCATTACGTAGCTGTAATAGAACATACGGAAAAGATCAAAGATCCAGAGCATAATATGACAAAAACTGATCCGAATGATCCGGTTGAAAGAAAAAGAGCAATCAAAACATGGGAAGACCATAGGGCTAGAAACGCAAGGCAAGCGGCAATAGAAATTGAAGTATGGAGGCATAAGAATGGCTAATACTGATTATCGCCTAATGCAGATTATTGAAGATATTAAGGATTTGGCGGAGGGTATAAACCAGAACGATAAGGATTTGCGAGGGCTTCAAGTGGCATATGCTGAAGCGTTATCAGTGATACAGGAAAAACTGACAGATGAAGAAAAAAAACGATACAAATTAGACTTTGATATCGAAGAGGAATACTTCTAATATTGTTGAATTTGATTTTCTTTTCTGACATATTTGATGTGAAAGAGGAGTAGCCGCCACAGCATCGGGAAACCGGTGCTTTTTTGATGGAGTGAAGCAGTGTTGAAGGAATTCGTCATAAGTTATGCATTAGGCTTGGCAGTAGGCGGGGCAATCATATTGGCAATATGCCTGATATAAGAGCGGCGGCAACTGATGTTGCAACGCCCAAAACAAAGCCGATGATGCGGTTTGCCCAGACATCCTGACGCTCAAGCTTGTATGTTGCATAGTGATCCAGGAGAATGACGCGTTTTATGTCCAATGCGGAATTCCTTTCAAGCTTCACACATCCTGTGTCAGCAAGAGAAAGGAGAGCGAGCTTATTTTTGGGCGAGAGTATTTGCCTTTTTGCTTTTTTAAATCCTTGAGTTTCCAAAAGGTGAATGATTACATTCATTCTATGACGCAGGAACATTGAAAAACACCCCCTATAGCGTGAGTATAACATATAGCATGGAGGAGAACATGACTAGAAACAAGGATCCTGTCAACAAGGAGGAATAACATGGACAAAGTCGGGAGACAATCCCCGACGGTGTCCGTAATTTTGCCTTATTCCGACACAAAAGGCCAGGAGGCAATCGACCTTTATAACGCCACAGAGCGCACAGCACTGGAATGGCAGGAAGCGCTTTGCTATGACATCATGGCGGTCAGCTCCGAAGGACTGTGGGTCCACCAGAAGTTCGGTTACAGCATCCCTCGAAGAAACGGCAAGTCCGAAGATGTGTTAATTCGGTGCCTATGGGGGCTGAAGAACGGCGAACGCATCCTTTACACGGCGCACAGGGCAAGCACAGCCCACGCAGTATGGGAACGGCTTGTACGGCTTTGTGAGAAGGCTAACATTGTGGTCTTGTCAACGTTCCGGGCATTCGGCAAAGAACACATTTATTGTGAAGGCGATGCAGTCATTGAGTTCCGGACGCGAACTTCCACCGGCGGATTGGGCGAAGGATATGACCTTCTGATCATTGACGAGGCTCAGGAGTACACGCCGGAGCAGGAGACGGCTTTAAAGTACGTCGTTTCTGACTCGCCGAATCCGCAGACGATCATGCTCGGCACCCCGCCGACGGCAATCAGCGCCGGCACGGTCTTCCCGAAGTACCGGGCGAAAGTCCTGCAGGGCGAAAGCTATGAATCCGCCTGGGCGGAGTGGTCAGTGCCTGAGATGACGGACCCGAACGACGTGGAAGCGTGGTATGAAACGAATCCATCGCTCGGCACAGTCCTCAAAGAGCGCACGATCCGCTCGGAGATCGGTGACGACAACATCGACTTCAACATCCAGCGTCTCGGACTGTGGATCAAGTACAACCAGAAGTCGGCCATCTCAAAAAACGAATGGCAGGCCTTGGAAGTGGATTCGCTCCCGAAGCTTCGCGGGCAGCTCTTCGCTGGAATCAAGTTCGGAATCGACGGCAATAATGTTGCTCTTTCGATCGCTGTGAAGACTGGAGACGGCAAGATCTTCGTTGAGGCTTACGCTTGCAAGCCGGTCAGCGCAGGGATCGCCTGGGTGATCGGATTCATCGACAAAGCAGACGTTTGCAAAGTGGTTGTGGACGGAAAGAGCGGAATCGGGATCCTAGAGGACGCTATGAAGACGGCTAAGATAAAACGGCCGATCGTTCCGAGCGTTCCGGAGATCATCAAGGCAAATTCGATGTTCGAGCAGGCTCTCTCTTCTGGATCCATCATCCACATGAAGCAGTCCGCTGCCGAACAGGTCATAACGAACTGCGAAAAGCGGGCGATTGGAAGCGGCGGCGGCTTCGGCTACAAGTCACAGCTTCAGAATGCGGACATCGCGATCCTGGACAGCATGATCCTGGCGCATTGGGTGTGCGCGGAGACTAAGGCAAAGAAAAAACAAAAAATAGCGTACTGATGAGCATCGGGTGACCGGTGCTTTTTTAGTGCATACATTACGGATACCACCCGGTAAGTGGGGAAAGGACACACAATGTCAGAATTCAAAATCATTGAGACTCAGGAACAATTTGATGCCGCGATCAGTGATCGCCTGAAGAGAGACCGCGAAGCCTACGCGAAGAAGTTCGAGGGATACAAATCCCCGGCCGAGATCGAGAAGCTGACCGAATCTCTTAACATGCAGATCAAAGCGCTCGAAGACGCGGCGGCAGCTACGCAGCAGACGCTTGCGGAGAAGGATGCGGAGATCGCAAAAGGCGCTCAGTACAGGACCGACCTGGAAAAAACGAGGATCGCGCTGGCAGCGGGTCTCAAGATCGATTACGCAGATCGCCTGAGAGGCGAAACGGAAGAAGAGTGGAAGGCAGATGCTGAGATGCTGGCAAAGGATTTCGCATCAGTGCATATTGCTCCGCTCGGAAGTCCCGAACCGTCCGGCTCAGGAGGAAAAGCCACAAGCGAACAGTTCGCGGAGTGGTTTAAAGACACCATGAACATTTAAGGAGGTACCAAAATGGCTGGTATTGCAACTAACAGAACCAACATCACTCTTCCGGCGGAAGTCTCCGCTGAAATCATCCAGAAGACTCAGGAACAGTCCGCGGTCATGTCTCTCGCGCGTCAGGTCGCGCTTCCTGGCAGAGGCCTTACGATCCCGGTGATCTCCGGTGATCCGGAAGCTGCATGGGTAGACGAAACCAATCCGAAGCCGGTATCGAATCCGTCTCTTTCCACGAAGATCATGCAGGCTTATAAGCTCGCGGTCATCGTTCCGTTCTCGGATGAGTTCGCACGTGACGCGGCGGCGCTCTATGATGCGCTGATTTCTCGTCTTCCGGGCGCTCTGGCGCTCAAGTTCGACAGCACTGTCTTCCACGGCACTGCTCCGGGCAGCAACTTCGACACCTTCGCGGCTGTAACGGCTCAGTCCATCAGCGGCACGGGCAACAGCATGTACGGCGCTCTGGTTGGCGCAGATTCTGATATCGCGCTCCATGGCGGCATCCTTAACGGCTTTGCGATGTCTCCGCAGGGCAAGGGCGAACTCCTCGCCGCTACCGACACCACCGAACGCCCGCTGTTCATCAACAGTGTTGCTGAAGGCGCTGTCCCGATGATTCTCGGCGCGCCGGTCGCGTATTCCAAGGGTGCTTACAAGGTTGGCGATAACTCCAACCCGGATGTCCTCGGCTTCGCTGGTGACTGGACGCAGGCTCTTTACGGCACCGTCGAAGGTGTCAAGATCGACATGTCCAACCAGGCGACGCTGACGATCAGCAACAGCCAGGTCAACCTGTGGGAGCGCAACATGTTCGCGGTCCGCGCAGAGATCGAAGTCGGATTCCGCGCCGACACGGCTTGCTTCAACAAGATCACCAGAACTCACTCCTGATGATTGAATTCATCAACCGTCTGACCGGTGGCACGATGTGGGTCGCGGAAGAACGGAAAGAGGAATACCTGGCGGCTGGTCACAAGCTGGCCGTCAAGGCTCCTAAGGCCGTGAAGACCACGAAAGCTCCGGCTAAGAAGAAAGGGACTGTGAAAAAATGAGTGCATTCGCGACGTTGGAGGATGTAATTTCTCTCACCGGCAAGAATTACACAGCTGACGAACAGACCAGAATTGACGAACTTCTGCCGCTGGTGTCGGATGCGCTCCGTGAAGAGGCGGTAAAAGTCGACAAGGATCTCGACACAATGGTCGAGGAAAGAGAATCCTATGCCAGCGTCGTGAAGCTCGTGACCGTGGACATTGTGGCGCGTGCGATGCGTCAGTCGCTCGAGGGCGAACCGATGACGCAGGAGTCGCAGAGCGCGATCAACTATTCGTGGTCAGGCACTTATGCCATCCCTGGCGGTGGTATTGCCGGATGCATCATGAGGAACGACCTGAAGAGGCTCGGGCTGAGGCGGCAGCGGTATGGAGTTGTCGACTTTTACAGTCAGGAGGAGGCGTGAGATGCTGCTGAAGTTTTGGCATACATCGATCACACGAATCCGTCCGGCGACGAAGGTAGTCAGAGGCTCGACCGTGTTCGACTGGGATAACCCGTCGAGGCTGGTCATCAATGAATGCCTGGTGCAGCCCGGAACAACGAACCTGTCAATGGACGGGCGCGTTCTTGGCATCCAGGACGGCTTGACGGTATGCGCGCCGGAAGACGCTGACATCCAGGCGGGGGATAGGATCGAATATCGCGGAAACATCTACACGATAGACGGCGACCCGCTCGTCTGGGTAGACGCGGGCAAACTGAACCACATGCAGTTGAACCTGCAGAGGTGGCGCGGATGAGCAGGATGGAAATCACGTTCAATCCGGCCGGCTTTGCGGAGTGCCTGCAGGGGCTTAGCGGAACATGCCAGGCTGAAGCAGAGAAGATTGCTGCAAGGGCTACTTCGTACCTTACCGGCTCTGGCAGCGGTTTTCATGTGGAGCTGACCAATGAACCGCGATTCCTGGATGCGTCCTACGGCGTTTCCAGACCGATCGCCCGAGTGGTCGCAAATGATGACGCAACTTCAGCGGAAGAAGCTGAATACAAAATCCTTAGCAAGGCGGTGGGCAAATGATCATCAACAAGTCAATTGATATCGAGGACGAGATCCGGCAGGCGCTGGACCCGTACCTGACGGCATATTGCCGACCGCTGCCCGCGGAGTATTCCGTTCCGCATATCCTCATCACGCAGGTGGGCGGAACTGAGAACCAGACGATCAGCACATTCGAGGTCGTTCTGGATGCCAGGGCGGAACTGGAGGCTTCGGCGCTCGATTATTTGAACACAGCAATCGGTATTTTAAAGCAGGTGGCGAGGGAGCAGACAACTGCAATCCGCCACGTAGTAGTCAATTCGTCCGGCTCATGGGGTGTAGACCCTGTCCGGCCGGATCTTACAATGTGCTCGGCTCGGCTGGAGGTCGTGGCACACCAAATCAAAACGGAGGTTTAACACATGGATGTAAAACTTGGTCTTGGCAAAGCGACCGGCATGTTTTACCACGCACCGGCCGGCACGGCGCTCCCGACTTCTCTTGGCGATCCGCTTCCGACGGGCTGGACGCACATCGGCGATGTATCGGATGCGGGTATTACGCTGACGATGGATAAGTCGGTCACCAACCTGAGGAACTGGGCGAGCGTCATCAAGCGCGCGATCGTTACGGAGCACACCGAGACGGTCCAGAGCCCGATCATGGACACGACTGAAGAAGCCCTCAAGGCGGTCTTTGGCGAAGCGAACGTCACCACGGCGACCAACACGGTCACGGTCAGCCTTTCGGATGCGGACCTTCCGCCGCAGGAAGCGTTCCTCTGGCTGATGAAGGACGGCGACGACCTGTTCGCGATCGGATGCTCTTACGGGCAGGTGACGGCGGTCGAAGCTGTTTCCTTCGCTCCGGGCGCGGCGATCAACTGGACCCCGACCATCACGGCGATGGGCAACGACGGCTTTAAGTTCATCATGGAGTAACCCATAGAGAGGAGAGAAAAGAAAATGGCAGAGTTCACGCTTAAACCGAGAGAGGCGAAGACGCTGAAGCTTAACATCGGCGACGAGTCTTTCCAGATCCCCCTCGGCGGGAGCCTTAACAGAAAGGAGCTGGCCGGACTCGATACGCAGGAAGGGACTTATTCCTTCTTCCGAAAGTATATCGACAAGGCCGTGCTCGACCGCCTGCCGATGGACGACTATAACGAGATCGTCCGTGTCTGGCTTGACGAGACAGCGAAGGCATCCGGCAAGACGCTGGGGGAATCATAAGCCTCGCGAAGGCTGTAGACGCACACAGCGAGGCTATCGAGCATGACTTGCTCGGAACAGGTTACACGCTCGACGACATCGGGGGCGCTCTTTCGTGGGGCGCTCTCGGTGCTTTTCTTCGTTATCCGGCGGAAGACTCGGCACTGATGCATGAGCTGAACCCGGATGCGGCGATATGGTCGAGCAGGATGAAAACGAATGCAATCCTTGCAGACATCTATGACATTCTGGCAGTGATCAACGCGAACGTGACGGCGATCGGAAGCGGGAAGCGGCCGAAGAGGCCGAAACCGTACCCGAGACCGGGCGGAAGCGGAGACAAGACCACGAAGCATTACGGCTCGAAGGGACTGCCGACAGATGAGCTGCACAGGTGGATAGAACAGAAGAGGGCTGAATATGCCGGAAGTAGCACAGGCGACCATACTGGTAACTCCAGTTCTTGAAGGCGCACAGCAATCTTTAACTGAACAGCTTACGGGGGCTGCTGAGCCTGCCGCTTCCTCTGCAGGTAAAGCTGCGGGCAAATCCCTCGGCGAAGGGATGTCGAGCGTTGGCGGCGCTCTCACAAAGGGTGTCACGGCTCCGATCATGGGCGTCGGTGCGGCAGCGGTTGCGGCGTGGAAAGACGTAGACACGGGGATCGATACCATCGTCCAGAAGACCGGCGCGTCTGGTGATGCTCTGGATGAAATGCACGGGATCCTGAACAACATCACGTCAAGCATCCCGACAGACTTTGCGACAGCCGGCGCGGCAATCGGCGAGGTTAATACCAGATTCGGTCTGACCGGCGACGCTCTGGAGGAGTTGTCCGGGCAGTTTGTCAAATTCGCGGATTTGAACGGACAGGACGTTTCAAATTCTGTCGATTCGGTCTCAAAAATGATGGCGGCCATGAATGTCGAGGTCGGCGACGCAGGCAAAATGCTCGATGTGTTGAACACGGTCGGACAGCAGACCGGCGTTGATGTCGGACAGCTTGCCGATACGATCGCGGCGAACGCGAAGCAGTTCCAGGAAATGGGACTTTCCGCAGAAGAGTCGGCGGCATTCCTTGGGCAGGCATCTATGGCTGGTCTTGACACGTCCACGGCAGTGATGGGCCTCAAGACCGCGATGAAGAACGCAGCCACGGATGGCAAGACCCTTGGCGATGTCCTCGGAGAATTTGAGGAGGTCATGGCCAGCGATGCGGACGAGACTGACAAGCTCGCCGCGGCTTATGAATTATTCGGGACAAGGGCAGGCGGCGCGATTGCGAACGCAGTCGAGAACGGCACACTGAGCCTTACAGACTTTGAGTCGAGCCTTGGAGATTTTGAGGGTTCAGTCAGCTCCACGTTCGAGAATACCAAGGGCCCGATGGATGACTTCGGCACGGTAGTCAACCAGCTGAAGGATTCCGGTTCACAGCTTGTCGAAGCTTTCGGCCCGACTCTCTCGGACGTGCTCAGCCAGGTATCTGATGTCATTAGCCAGGTTGCTGACGCATGGTCGCAGTTGTCACCTGAAACGCAGGAGACCATCATCAAGATCGGGCTTATTGCAGCGGCCGCCGGTCCTGTTCTCGCAATCGGCGGAAAGATCATCGGCGGGATCAGCTCCATCACAAGCGGCCTCGGCGGTCTGGTCGGCGGTCTCGGCGGCGTAGGCAGTGCGGCAAGCTCTGCAGGGCCGTCTCTTGAATCTGCCGGTGCAGGCTTTGTTTCGGCAGCGGCTGGCGCTCTGAAGATGGTCGCAATTGCGGGGTCTATCGTTCTAGTGGCGGTTGGCATCAATATGATTGTTGATGCGGCCATCAAGATTGCAGATGCAGGTACAGGCGCACAAATCGCACTGGCAGCCATTGCCGGAGGCATCCTCGTGCTGATGGGAGCTGCGGCGGCGCTTGGCGGAGCATTGACCGCAGGCGCAGTCGGTATCGGCGTGTTCGGTGTGGCAGTCCTCGCGATCGGGGCGGGTATTGACCTCGCTTGCGACGGGATCTCCAAAGTTATCGACGCGGTAGCGAACCTGACGGAGACAGTCTCCGCCAACGCTGATGGCATCAACAGCGTGGTCTCCAATGTCGGCGATACAGTCGGCGGAGTGATCACCACGATCTCCGACGGCATCGCAACAGTCATAGACGCGATCTCAGGCGGCCTGTCGGGCGTTTTGGATTCGGTTGCCGGAGTTATCGACAGCATCGGAAATGCGGCTCTCAACGCCGGAACGGGCTTCTCAACGCTGGCTGATGCGGTTATTCGGCTGACTCAGCAGACCGGCGTGATGGACCTTGCGGCAACGCTCGGAACAGTAGCCACGAAAATAAAAGAGATCAACCGTGCGGCGGACGGTTCGGACAATGCGGCATCAAAGGTTGAAGCTATCAGCACAGCACTCAAGGATCTCCCGTCTGCATCATCGACGGCATCGAGCGCATTCTCCCAGCTCACCAATGCCGCGACGCAGGGGTGCAACAGCATCCTCAGCGCGTTCCAGAGCATGGACATCGCCGGCGCGATGAACACCCAAATGGCGAGCGCTTACACCACTGCATACAACTGGATCAGCCAGTTGCAGGCGTTGTTCTCGAATACACGGTTCAGCTTCAACCAGAGCCTTGCACTGCCGCACTTCTCCATGTCCGGAACATTCAACGCACAGAGCGGCACAGTGCCGACCGTCTCGGTGTCATGGTACAAAAAGGCTGCAGAATACGGCGCTTTGTTCTCTCAGCCGACCATCATCGGTGTCGGCGACGCTGCGGATCCTGAGCTCCTGCTCGGCGAGTCCAAGCTGAAAGAGCTCCTCGGCAATAACAGCAATAACGTCACGTTCAATGTAACAGTGGACGGAGCAGAGAGTCCGGAAACGTGGGCGGCAAGGTTCGTCCGTGAAGCTAAGCAGTACATGAGGATTTCATAATGGCGAGCACAGTCAAACCGGTCGGCCTGTCTCTTGTGCGGGACGGCCTTAAATTCACATTGAGCTGGAAGGTGGCGGACAAGGATTACGACGGCGGCGTGCAGGCGCAGTGGAGGAACTACACCGGCCCGGGCAAAGGGAATAAATGGTCCGCGTGGACGAGTGTAACCCCCCTGCCGGGTGATTCTTACGTGTCTAAGTCCTTCAGCGCGTCGACTTTCTGGCCGGTGACAAGCACGTACTTCTACGGCATCCAGTTCCGGGTGCGCGGCAAAAGAGCGACAGCGGACGGCAAGTCCTATGACTGGAGCGCATGGGCTGACAAGACGATGGATCTTAAGACCCCGAACAATCCGGTGGTGACGCAGGAGCTCGACAGTGAGTTCGACAACAAGGCCGTCTTTTCGTGGACAGTGAACACGTCCGATGAGGACACGAAACCGTTCTATAACACCGAGTGGCAGAGCATCCTCGTGAAGAACAGCCTGGAAAAAGACGGATCCAAGCTTTCGTGGAAGACAAGCACGCTCGGATGGCTGACCGGAACGAGCTCGGCGGAAGGTTCCTATACCACACCGGCGGAAGACTGGGACCAGAACGCGGCGGACTCGCTGACGAGGTGGTTCCGCATCAGAGCCAGAGGGTGCGGCGGGAACGGCACCACGGCAGGCTGCTCCGCTTGGAGATACGCGAAGCACGTCTATGCCACGCCGAAAGATATCTGGATCGACAATAAGAGCAGCAAAAAGGCCGCTGATTCGATGCGGACGACGGTAATCTGGTCATCCCCACAGGACGCGGCGCATCCGATCGACAGGACGGAAGTGCAGTGGGTGATCGACAACCCGTCCGACGTGGGGCTTGCTCCGCCGAACGATCCGTCATGGACAACCGCGGCAACGTATGCGGACACGTCGATGAATGACCGGGTCGTGTTCACGCCGGATCAGCTGATCAGCCTTGACCAGTGCATGTGGGTCCGCGTGGTCTCTACGCATGACAGGATCGCCGCAAAAGCCAGCCCCGTGTTCCGTATCGCGAACGGTGCGTTGTCGATGCCGGAGAACCTGAGCGTTACGGTCGGGCAGGAAGACAGGCGCGTTGTGGTTTCTGCAGAGCTTAACAGCGACGTGCCGGATGCGAGGATCGCCATCGTGTTCCAGCGCATCACGGATAGTGTAGAAGAAGGTGGCCGTGCGGTCATTGGCCTTCTGAATGCACAACAAGGGCAAACAAGCGGAACATTCCGATACCCTGTCTTAAATGCTAATCAGACCTTCAAGATCGGTGTATATGCATTCCAGGGAAGTGAATCGCACGAAAGGAATGAAGACGACGGCGTAACACGATACTCCCTCAAGCCCAATATGCAGTCGGCAATCTTGTGGCAGGGCGGCTACATCCCGCAGGTACCCACCGATGTAAGCGCTGAATTAACAGAGGCCTTTGGCGAAGTACTTGTCCGGTGGACGTGGAAATACTGGGCAGATGCGAACCGCGCGGAAGTCAGCTGGTCGAACAATCCACATGCATGGGAGTCAAACGAACAGCCGAGCACTTATCTGCTCACGACTCTGAACCTGCCGCAGCTGTATGTCAGCGGGCTGGATGTCGGCACGTGGTACTTCAGAGTTCGCCTCGCAGCCATGTCTGATAACGGGACGGCTTACGGCGAATACAGCGACACTGTGTCGGTCGACATCACAGACACGCCGACAAAGCCTCAGCTCTCGATTTCAAGGCCGGTCATCCAGAAACAGGGGCGGATCACTTTTGAATGGACCTATGCGTTGACTGATGGAGCGAAACAGGCGAAAGCGGAAATCCGCAAGGTCGAGTCCGGCGGGATCCCATGGACGGTTAACGGCTCCGAAACGCAGTATACTGCCAATGCGTACAGCACATGGGACAATGGGGAGCACAATTTCCAAGTGCGGGTCACTTCCACTAACGACAAAGCTTCAGACTGGAGCGATCCGGTAACGCTCACCATCGCGCCGCTTCCGACCTGCACGCTGTCCTATGTGAACGGAACCCCTGTTACATTTACGTCTCTTACCGTAAACGGAAGAGCGGGCGTGTTCTCTCTGCAGCTTATGCCGATGACGATGACCATCACGGGCGCACCTGTCGGCGGACGGGCGACGCTGATCATTGAGCGCGAAGAGGACTATTCAATGCTCCGGCCTGACGGGACAATGTCGGAAGGCTATGCGGGCGAGACGATTGCGCTCTTTAGGCAGGACGGCAACACTGACGGCGTTAACACCTTCGTGATTACCACAAACGACTTGGTCGGCGCTCTGGATGACGGGGCGCGTTACCGCTTTATTGCCACAGTCGAGGACAGCCTCGGACAGGCGGTGACAGCTAACAAGATCGTGCCGCCCAGCGGCATCGTGCGGAATTCGACAGTCTTCGAGGTCCATTGGCTTGATCAAGCGAAGATCCCGACCGCAACGGTGGAAATGATCGGCACGGCGGCGAAGATCACTGCAAGCAAGCCGGAAAGCGACACACAGGACGCGGTATGCGACATTTACAGACTGACTGCAGACCTTCCGGAGCTCATCGTAGAAGACGGCGAGTTCGGCACAGCTTATGTGGATCCATATCCGGCGATCGGGAAGGGCTTCGGTCATCGGGTCGTTTACCGCACCGTGAACGGCGATTACATCACAGCAGAAAATCAGCTTGCCATAACGGACGTAACGGATGAGGGAGGCGACCTTCTTGATATCGATTACGGCATCATTGACTTCGACGGTTACAGCCTGCCGTTCCGGTACAACACGGAGCTGACGGGCGACTGGACGAAGGACTTCAAGGAGACGAGATATCTCGGCGGCACCATCGTCGGCGACTGGAACAAGGGCGTGAGCCGGACAATGTCGGTCAATGCGGTCCTTGTAGTCGAGGACCTGGAAGAATACCGGACGCTCCGGCGGCTTGCGGAGTACACAGGCATCTGCCATGTGCGCACTCCTGACGGCTCCAGCTTCGCGGCTGACGTGCAGGTGAGCGACGCGAACAGCTACAGCGTGGCCGGAAAGATCAACAGCTTCACGCTGAACATCACAAGAGTCGAACCGACGGCGCTCGACGGTCTTCCCTATGACGAGTGGGTGACGGAATGAACTGGAGCAGAGGATTCTTAGCAGACTATCATTACACGATCGTGGATCCTGCCACATGGCGGGACCTGCGGTCGTATAACCTGACGGACGGCTCGGTCATGAAGACCACGGACGGGCTCATGGAGTCGGCGGACATCGGCATCACAAGCCTGCCGTCAGAGGGCGAAACGTGGGTGCGGATCTATCTCGCGGCGATGCAGGACGGCACGGTGACGCGGGAAGCTCTTTTTACGGGACTCCTGCAGGCACCGACAACGGACTGGGACGGCCGGAGAGAATCACATCAGGCGGAGCTCTATTCTGTGCTAAAACCGGCGGACGACATTCTCCTGCCGCGCGGGTGGTACGCACTGGCCGGCTCGGACGGTGCCAGGCTTGCGGCGGAGCTCCTCGACGCGGGTCCGGCTCCTGTGACTTATGAAGAGGGCTCTCCGAGACTGGCCAGCCACATGATCGCCGAAGCGCATGAGACGAACCTGTCCATGGCAAGGAAGTTGGTCGACGCTATCGGCTGGAGGATCCGGCTCAGCGGAGACGGACAGATCTCCATAGAACCGAGAGCGACAAGGGCGGCGGCGATGTTTGACCCGAACGGGAACGATGTAGTCGAGCTCGCAATAACCGACCAGAGGGACTGGTATTCCTGTCCGAATGTATTCCGGGCGCAGATCAATAACCTGGTCGCAGTGGCTACGGATGACGACCCTGACAGCCCGTTCTCTACGGTCAGCAGAGGGCGCGAGATCTGGAAAGAAGACGACGCGATCGCGCTGAACGACGGCGAGAGCATTGAAGAATATGCAATCAGAAGATTGAAGGAAGAACAAATGCCGGCGCGGATGATCAGCTACGGCAGAAGGTACATGCCGGGAGTCGGACCGGGCGATCTGGTCGGGCTTACTTATCCGGGGCAGAGGATCAGCGGGACGTTTAGAGTGTTATCACAGCGGATAGAACTGGGATACGGCGCAAGAGTCGCGGAGGAGTGTGAAGCGTATGGCTGACATGAAGCTGATGAAGGAGCTGATGGAGACCATCCGGCAGAAGGAGAATGGCCCGCAGCCGTATGACACCACGGCGGAAGTCACGAGAGTGGAAGGCAGTACTGCATGGGTGAGGATTCCCGGAAGCGACGGAGAGACTCCCGTCCAGATGAGCATCAACGCGAGAGCCGGCGATACTGTGAGAGTGAGAGTTGCTGGCGGGCAGGCGTGGACAGTAGGGAATGATACGGCTCCGCCGACGGATGACAGGGCAGCAGAAGCCGCGCAGAGAACTGCCGACGAGGCTCTTCTGAAGGTGGGCGCTCTTGAGGCGATTAACATATTCGCCGATATGATTAAAACCGGAAAGCTCAGCGCGGATTTCATAAATGGCGGGACCCTTAAGCTAGGTGGAGAAAACGGAAAGAACGGTCATCTATATTTGTATAACCAGAATGATGAACTTGTTGCACTCATAAATCAGTACCATTTCGTTTATTTTGCCGAGCCCGGCCCGACACACGTTGATACAGCAGAGGCTGTCGAGATCAGTAATGCTGACGGCGTAATTGCTAGGTCCGGAACGGACTACGGACAATTGCTTGAAGGCGAGTATTGGCATTTGGCATCGCGATTGCGAAAGGCACTTCTAGAAATATACGGATGGCGGGGAACAAGAACAGACGGTTCAATACTACCGGTACTTGTTTATCAGGAGAACCCGCTGTTCAGCGTAGAAGCATTAACGACCAAAGACGGAACGAATGAAGGCGGTGACGGGGTCGCTATTGATTTTTGTGAAGAACTCAAAATATACAGGAATCCGTCTTCGACGTATAGCGAAACTCCGCCGCACACAAAACTTGTCGCTAGCTTTGATGAAGAAGAATTCCGTCTTTCCCTCGACACATCCCGCACAGTTCCCGGCTCCACAGACTACGCACTCTATGAAGCGATCCTCGCCCTCGGTTGGCAGAACGATGTCATAGACTAAGGAGGCACGAAATGGTCTATCAGTATTATGTTGTAGAGATCCAGCAGTACAAAAACGGCGAATATGGCCATCTGGTGCATTACGCTTATGACGAGAACGACAACACGGCGCGGCTGAAGTGTGAGTCGAAGTTCTATGAAGTGCTTGCCGCGGCGGCGGTGAGCGAGCTTCCGAAGCATTCGGCCATCATGTTCGACTCTTCCGGTGTGCCGCAGATGCACAGGTGCTATGAGCATACGAAAGACGAGACCAAAGAGGTGAACGAGGATGCTTAATATTAAGGAACTCCTCGTCAAACTGGTAGAGTCGGCGTCAAAAACGAAGAATGTATCGTGGATGTGCTGCGGAGCGGCGACCGGGGTAAGCGTGAACGCGAACTCCTCGAACACGTTCGACATCACGTTCCCGAGTACAGCACCGACATCGGCTCCGAGGGTGTTCGCCATCCTCAGAGCGACAAGCACAGCACAAAACCGTTCACTAATCGTCCCCGTTGTCTCTGCACAGAGCGCAACAGGTGCAACAGTACGAGTCTTCAACAACGGCAGCTCTAATTTGACTGGCATGGTCTTCAACTGGATCGCTATGGCATAGGAGGCATAAGAATGACCTTTGACTGGTTTCTCACACACATCTTCGAGTTCGCTTTGACTGCTATCTGCGGCGGCCTTGTGGTCTACATCCGTAACCTTCACAAGAAATACCGCGCCATGGAAGAAGGCATCCAGGCGCTCCTGCGGGACAGCATCGTCAACTCGTACCGCTACTACAAAAGCAAAGGCTACTGCGAACCAGAAGAGCGTGTCGCACTGGCTAAGACTTACAACGCTTACCATGATCTCGGCGGGAATGACATAGCGACAGACCTATTTAATCGCGTTCTCAAGCTCCCGACCGAAGATACAAAGGAACCAGGCTATGTAGAACAGGAGGCAAAATCATGATCAACTGGAAAGTGCGCATCAAAAACAAGAACTTCTGGCTTGCCATCATCCCGGCGGTGCTTCTTCTGATCACTCAGGTCGGAGCCATCTTCGGGATCCAGATTGATACTGCGCTCATCGGCGAGCAGCTGGCCGCGGTCGTGTCGACGGTCTTCCTGATCCTGACCATCCTCGGAATCGTGACAGATCCGACGACCGAAGGCGTGCGGGACAGCTCTCTGGCCATGACCTACGAAAAGCCAAAGCCGTCCGAGGAGGCGGAGGGATGACTGCGCTTCGCTTTTGCGCTTTCGTGATTGCGGAAGTGGTATGCGGACTAGGGATCTATGCCGGAGCTATGATGCATCACTTCCGGATCGTGGAGATCGGGATCGCGGCGGCGGTGATCGCGATGATCAGTTACACAGCGGCGGAAGCTTGCGTGCTTATGGCAGCTATGGACAAGGAGGCAGAAGATGGCGGTACTAGTGGGCAGTGCGAAGGGTGACGAATACGGCGAAGCTTCCGGTGGGAGAGCCGGAGACCAGACCGGCGGAGAGGTAGGCACACAGGCATGGTACGTCCACCCAAAAGGATGGAACGGTCTCCGAGCCAAAGACAGCAAGACCGCCGAAAAGATCGCTTATGCGATGAAGGCCGCCTGCGCGAACAATAAGATAGGTTACGACCAGAGCCAGAGGCTCACGCTTTACAATCTTGCAAAGAAGGTCGGTTTTGATCCTGCCAAAGTCACGACGGCCTGCGAGACTGACTGTTCCGCTCTGGTGCGCGTCTGCCTCGCTTACGCAGGAATCAGCACGCCGGACTTCTACACCGGCAACGAGGTCGAGACCATCATGGCCACCGGCAAGTTCACGAGGATACCCGCGGCACAGCTCACGTCATCGGCTTACGCTCGGAAGGGCGACATCCTCGTCACGAAGACCACCGGTCACACGGTCGTGGTGCTGAATGACGGCTACAACGTCACGACCAGCACGCCGGCCTCTTCCGGATCCACATCGTCATCCGGCTCCGGAAAGCTCAACCGTACCACAAAGCGCACCGGCACCATCGTCAACTGCTCGCTCCTGAATGTCCGAGAGTGGGCAGGCAAGGAGAATCCGACCGTTTCGTTTTCGCCGCTCCCCGGCGGCACGAAGGTCGGGATCTGCGACGAGATCAAAGCTGATGACGGCTCCCTGTGGTACTACATCAAATACAAAGGTCACTATGGATTTATCGCAGCACGGTCATCCGCGGACGGTAAACCTTATGTGATATAGTTGTTTTCTTTTTCTCTCCTCATACCCTTATACTCAGGCTCCGGGCTTCGGCTCGGGGCCGCTTTTTTATGTCTGTCCACACGCTGTCCACACGAATTTTGTAAAAATACAGGAAATACAAGGTTTTTGCGTATCAATGTATGGGTTCGAATCCCATTATCTCCAGAAAATACGGGAGTTCAGCAAATACGCTGGATTCCCGTTTTTGCTAGGAAAATCAAGGCTTTCAGAGTAAAGAAAACTTTAACTGCATTAAAGATATCTTTTGCTTTTTTAATGCTTTTTTACCCCTTTGTCCACACGATTGTCCACACGAAATTCTATTCTTTCATCAGGTGGGAGAAATTTTCGCAGATTTTGTCCGAAAAGGCCTTCCGCTTGTCGTCAAGTGCCCGTCTATAAACCTTTTTCAGCACTGAATCTGTCTTCCACCCGCCATCAAGCATGATGTATTGGTCGGGGATCCCGATCGCGTGCCGGATCGATGCGGAATATGCTCGAAGATCGTGGAACCGGAAGTGAGGAAGGCCGGCAGCGGTCAGCGCGTCAATGAATGCGTGAGTGAGCGCGTTCGGGGTCTTCGAATAGATGCGTTCTGAGCCGCTACGGTCCGCTGTGATGATCTTTATCGCCTCAGGCGGTAAATTGACCGTCCGAATCCCTGCGCGTGTCTTAGGGGCTTTTAGAACGAAATCCCGACCTGTCCACGAAAGTGCCTTGTTGATGGTCACGGTGTTGCCTTTGATGTCGGATCTGAGCAGAGCGCAGACTTCCCCACGGCGAAGAGTACCGAACGCAGACAGCAGGACGGCACGCTCCAGATCGGTGCCTTTGATGGACTCCAGAAGAATCTTTATGTCCTCATCGGTCGGCGTGTAGTAATCCACGTCTTTCTTCTCCGGCAGACGAACAGACAGGATCAGCTCCGGCATGACGGCATGGACCGCTGCCTGCAGCAGGCCGAAAGCGTTCCGGCACGTCTTGGGCGAGTGCGTGTCCGCATAATCATCCATCCAGTTCTGCACAATATCGCTCGTCAGAAGGTGCACAGGGACGCTCTGGAGCTCACTGTAGGCACTCGCAAGGTATGAGCGATAAGATGTAAGGGTGGAAGCGGAAAGACGCTTCTCGCGGCTCTTTACGTACCTAGCGAGGGCTTCGCCGACGGTCATCAGCTCCTTGCCTCTGCTGCGCTTCTCCAGCTGACGAGCCAACCGCTCGCACTCGATCCGGCCGTCTTCAGTCGGGTCGTCCACAGTGACCGACTCGATACGCTTCTTTCGTTTTCCGTCGATATATTCGTCCCCCAGATAGACCTGGCAACGCCAGGAGCCGGACGGGAGCTTCTTAGCTTTAGGCATTCTTAACACCATCCTTTGAATCGGAGGATGTTTCCCCTTTTTGGAATTCTGGCATTCTTGAAATCATGTCAGCATATTCGAGGACTTTACCCTTCCCTTCGATGTTAAGCGAACGGAAGGCTCGGAGAAGCTGTCTATCAAACGGGTCCGTTCTTGTTCTGTTCTGGAGTTCTTCCTGCCCCATCAAATAGCCGGGCGATACGTTAAAGTGATTGGCGATAAGAACCGCATTCTTTAAAGACAGTGTGCTGTTCCGCTTTTTCCAGTTAGACAGGGTGGTTTCGCTGATTCCGGTCGCTCGTGATACGTCCGCAACTGTTTCCCCGGAAAGCTTCAAAAGCTCTAAGAAGATAGAATACATTTTTTTCACTCCTTCACAAAATGGTATTGACTACTCATTTGTGAAGTGCTACTATCATTGAAGAACTTCACATCTGGGTAGTAAATGAACCTGACAAATTCATCATATCACAAATGTGAAGTTCTGCAACCGCAAGATATAGGAGAGGAGGTTAAAAAGTGTACAAGAGGTTTGAGGAACTACTTGAAGAGAAGGGGCTGACGACCGCCGACGTTGCCAGAGCGACCGGCATCTCACAGACCGTCTTCTCGAACTGGAAAACGAGAGACGGAGCGCTCAGCTTCGGGAATCTCGCAAAAGTGGCGGCGTTCTTAGAAGTGCCGCTTGAAGCTTTCGTGAAACAGGAGGCCTAACATGCCGCGCATCCACGCGAGGAACCGCTCCGAGAAGCTCGGCAGGATCCTGTTTGAGCGGATGGGCATCTTCCGCATGAGGGCGAGCGACATCGCCAAAGCAACAGGGAAGACGGACCCGACGGCCAAAGGGTACCTTGAGCATCCAGAGCGCATGAAACTCGGAGACGTGATTGATTTTTGCAATCGTACCGGAATGACGGACGAGGAGTTCCTTCAGATCCGGCACTGCTAAGGGGAGTAAAGAAATGTGGGGAAAAGTAATGAACGGTGTAGCTCTTATTGCGGCGATGATCTCGGCCTGCTGCCTTGACTCGGCGCAGTGGTGGAAGTTCCTGATCGTGTTCGTCGCCTCTATGGGGTGGCTGGTCGGGGCGGCTTTCGTTAATGGCTACTTCGTGGAGTAAGTAAACAAATTTATTTACAGAGAGGAGAAGAGAAATGTTCAGAGTATCAATTGTACAGAAGGACCCGAAATACACCTATACGAAGGACCAGATCGACGCATATTTCGAGCAGCTGACGGAAGCGTGGTCTTTCGTGGCCATCGCTATGGGGCACTGCGAGCGGGTCAGTGTAATCGTTGAGACGGTCGAGCCGGAGCCGGAAGAGGAAGAGGCAAAGCAGGAAGAAGAAGTAAAGGAGGAGGAAGAAGCATGACGAGGTGGGCCGATCTCCCCGGATATGAAGGCATATACAAAATAAGCGACATGGGGGATGTCCTGAGCCTTCCGAGGCCTGGTACACGAAAAAAAACTCCGTACTGCTTGGTGCCGAATCCAAATAGAGACGGTTACATGCAAGTCACGTTGCACAACGGGAAGACGCAAAGAACCGCACGCATTCATAGGATGGTCGCAACTGTTTTTGTTCCAAATCCTTGCGGATATAAAGAAATAAACCACATCGACGAAGACAAGCGGAATTGCCAAGCGAGCAATTTAGAGTGGTGTAGCAGAGCGTATAACGTTCATTACGGAACAAGAACACAGAAGACATCAACAAGAATCGCTATGTACACAGCGGATGGAAAGTATATCAAATCTTTCAAAAGCATCCGTGAAGCATGCAGAGAAGAAGGATATAAGTGCCCCGGAAACATATCGAATGTTCTACATGGAAAAGCAACTTTCGCATACGGGCACAGATGGGCAAAGGAGGACTAAATGGCCACATTATACGAACTTACGGCACAGTTCCAGAATCTGCTCGAAATGGCATCAGATCCGGAAGTGGACTGGGATGTCTTCGAGGATACGCTTGAGGCTCTGGAAGGCGACATCGAAACGAAGGCCGACGGCTACGCTAAGGTCATCGAACAGCTCGACAGCGAGAAGGCTGCCATCGATTACGAGATCAAACGGCTGAACGCGCAGAAGCAGGTCCGGCAGAACAGCATCGACCGCATGAAGGCGGCGCTGAAGACTTCCATGGAGATCACCGGAAAGACGAAGTTCAAGACTGATCTGTTCAGCTTCGGCATCCGGAAGTCGCCGCCGGCAGTGGTCATCGACTCGGACGCAATCGTCCCGGAGCAGTTCCTTGTTCCTCAGGATCCTAAGGTGGACAAGACCGCACTCAAGGAAGCGCTCAAGGCCGGCGAAGAGTTCGAAGGCATCCGCTTGGAACAGGGCACAAGCCTTAGCATCAAATAAATATGGCCGCCAGAGCTAGGGACTCAAGGCGACCAACAAGGACAAGTCCAATATATCACATGTTGGCAGAAAGAGGAAACATGAAACAAGAAAAATGGCTTCCGGTCTCCGGATATGAAGGCCTTTATGAAGTCAGCGACACAGGGAGAATCCGTAGCCTATTTCGTTACAAAAAGGAGCTAAAGCCCTGCCACAGCACAAACGGATACTTATACGTTCAGCTGTTTAAGGGAAAGAAAGGCAAAAACCATTTTATCCACAGACTAGTGGCAAACGCTTTTATCGAAAACCCAGACGGGAAACCATTTGTAAATCACAAAGACGAAACCAGAACGAATAACTGCGTCGACAATCTCGAATGGGTCACCAATGTGGAAAACTGCCGTTACGGAACCGCTATAGAAAGAAGAGTTCGGCACACAGATTATTCTTCCCGTTGCATTGATCACACAAATCAAATCAAGGCGGTGTCTAAACCAATAGACCAGTACGACAAATCTGGATCCTTTATCAGGCGATGGAACAGTGCATCGGAATGTTCAAGAGCAACTGGAATGTCAGTATCCGGAATCAGAAGAGTGGTAAACGGAAACAGAAACTCTATTTTTGGATATGTATTTAAGGAGGTAGAAACATGTGCGCTCGCGTAATCGGCGTGATGGGCGAATCCGGCAGCGGCAAGACGACCGCAATGCGGAATCTCGATCCTGAAGTCACATTCTATTTGGACTGCGACAAGAAAGGCCTCAACTGGAAGGGATGGCGTTCGCAGTACAGCGGAGAGAAGAAGAACTATCTCTGCTCCGATAAGTTCTCCGTCGTTACTCTGGCGATGAAGAAGATCAATTCCGAAGAGCAGTACAAGCACATCAAATACATCGTGATTGATACCATCAACGGTCTCATGGTCGCCGAGGAGATGCAGATCCTCGCCATGCAGGGCGGAGACAAGCGCAGCGCATGGACCGATCTGGCTTCCAACGGCTGGGCGCTCATCAACCTGGCGCTTGAGCTCCGGGACAATCTGACTGTGATCATCCTGGCACACTCCGAGACCATCAGTGACGACAACGGCATCATCCGCACAAGGATCAAGACCAACGGCCGGAAGCTTGAGAAGCTGGTCCTTGAATCTAAGATGACTACAGTCGTGTGGGCGGTCAGGCAGGATGGCAAGTACAAGTTCATTCTTTCCGCTGATGGATCCACCTGCAAAGTGCCTCTAGGGGCCTTCGAATCAGACGAATGCGAGAACGATATCACGATCGTGCTGAAGGCGCTGGAGGAGTACTGATATGAGGATAATCGGACAAATATTTGAGGAAGAAAACTATGACTGCTTCCGGCGACTTCCGGATAACAGAGACGTAGTAAGTGCAAGAATCAATAAGCTTATAGCTTCGATAAAAGATAGGTATGTCATTAATCCGATAATCGTAAATGAAAAGATGGAGATTATCGACGGGCAGGGACGATTCGAAGCATGCAAAGCACTTGGCAAGCCAATACACTATATCATTTCTCCCGGAGCGAGCAGCGAAGACTGCCGGCGTATGAATAAATATAACACAAAGTGGTCAAGGCTAGATTTCGCCAAAAGCTTTGCAAAAGGCGGCGTTCAATCATATCAGTTGCTGTTATTGACATGTAAAAAAACATCGTTGTCGATTTCGCGCGTTTTGCGTCTCTCAAATCATTCGGGGCCTGGGCTAAAAAAAGATAATGAGATGAATAAATTCGAATGTGGGGCTTTGAAATTTGATCAGAATGACATGGAAATTGTCATTGATGTCAGCAAAATGGCGGAGGAAATATTGGAGGCGTTGCAATTTACAGCGAGGGCAAATGATGCTTTTTATTCCGCAGTGAAAGTTATGACAGAAACCAAAGGCTACGACCATAACAGAATGATAAGAAATTGTAAGCAGCAAAAAAACTCATACTCACAGATGTCACAGCTTGGCGCACAACTTGTTGAGATGGAAAGAATCTATAACTATAACTCTCGCGCAAACAGCCGACTTTATTTTTCGGATTATATGCGCAACAAAGGGGCAAACGCTAGGGATTATTCGAAAGGCTATTCAGTGTACGAAGACACGGATGTATCAACCTTAAAGGAGGACAAATAAATGGCATTACCCAAATACGACAGAACCAAACGCAGGCAGAACTTCCAGCAGCTCCCGAAAGGCGCATACGTTCTCAAAATCCTTCACGCCAAAGAAGAACCGAACCGCAACGGCTCCGGCACTCATCTGGTCGTCAGCTACGACATCGCCGAGGGCGAATACAAAGACTATTTCCTCAACCTTTACAACAGCAGAGACGGCGAAGATAAGAAATGGCCGGCAGACGGACAGTATTATCTCACTGTTCCGAGCGACAACGCCGAAGCCTATGTCTGGACGAACTGGAACAGCTTCTTCGCGGATCTGGAAGACAGCAACAACGGCTTCGTCTTCGGCGGAGATCCGCCGCAGCTCAAGGGCAAGCTGATCGGCGGGAAGTTCGCCAACATCCAGAGCGAATACAACGGCACGGTCTACGACCACATTCGGATGCGGTGGACCTGCGTCGCCGAAGATGTTCGCCAGGACAAGGCAGGCAAAATGCCGAACGACCGGCTGATCCAGGCGACCGCTTCCAGACCGGAGTTTCCGGCGAGCGATGACTTCGTCAGTGTGCCGGAAGGATATGACGAGGAGCTCCCCTTTACATGATGGAGGTCACCAATGAGGAAAAACTATTGGGCTGTAAAGCATGATATGTCTCATAGCCGGATTTATAAAATCTGGATCGGGATGAGGTCCAGATGTAATAATCCGAATTCAGTTCCATACCCACGCTATGGCGGAAAGGGAATAAAAGTTTGCGAAGAATGGAACAGCTCGGCAAACGGATTTGAAAATTTCTATTTGTGGGCGATGGCAAACGGATATTCCGATGATCTGACAATCGACAGGGTTGATCCTCACGGCAATTACGAACCTAATAATTGCAGATGGGCCGATAAATATGTGCAGAGCGTCAATGCAGACCGGAAGCCAGCGAAGAGCGGATATTACGGAATATCAAAGCACTCGAACCACGATTCTTGGTATGGCAGAGTAAAGGTTTACGGGAAAGTTGTTTGCACAGGAAGCGCCCCTACTGCTTTTGAGGCGGCGGTAATGAGGGATGAGTATATTCTTGCGCACAGACTCATCAACCGCATGAACGGGGTGCTGAATGGATCCATTTGAAATCAAGAGTGTCCTCGATACTTTTGAAATCATTGTTGATTCAAGGGAAAGGGGAACGGCCAAGGCCGAAGAGCGCTATGCGTCGTTCTCCGCTCCCTGGAGCCGGGGGACTCTCGACTATGGCGATTACACTTACAACTGTTTTCTGCCGAACGGCGAGAGTCTTCTGGATCCCGATCAGCGAATGACTCCGGCGGTCGTTGTCGAAAGGAAGATGTCACTCGACGAGCTGGCCGCCTGCCTCGGAAGAGAACGGCAACGGTTCGAGAGAGAATTCCAGAGGGCAGCGGACCACAACGCGAAGGTCTATCTGCTGATCGAGAACGCGACATGGGAAGGAATCCTTAATCACCGGTACCGCTCGAAGCTCCATCCGAATGCATTTTTTAGTTCGCTGACGGCGTGGATGATCCGGTACAACATGACGGTCGTGTTCTGCAAGGAGGGAACTTCGGGGAAACTTATCAAAGAGATCCTTTATCGGGATCTGAAAGAGAGATTGGAGCATGGCGAAATCGGGCAAAGGGTGGATAAAGCTAAGCCGGGATATTACTGATCACTGGCTCTGGCAAGAAAAGCCGTTCGACAAAAAGAGCGCATGGATCGACTTGATCCTTATGGCGAACCATAAAGACAAGACCATTTTCTTCAGCGGCGCTCCTTTGCTAATTAAGCGTGGTCAGCTGGTCACCAGTGAGAAGAAACTGTCTGAACGATGGGGCTGGTCAAGAAACAAAACCAGGGCTTTCTTGGGCCAACTGAAGGTACAGGGGATGATACTAGCAGAAGGTACAGCTAAAGGTACAACCTTAACCCTTGTAAACTATGACAATTTTCAAGGTCGGGGGCCAGCTGAAGGTACAGCCAAAGGTACAGCTGAAGGTACAGCTGATGGTACACAAACAAGAATGTATAAGAATGATAAGAATGGTAAGAAACGCGCGCGCGTGCAGATAGAACAGCACGACTACAATTTCGACGAGATCGATCGACAGCTCGCGATTCTCCAGACGAAAGAGGCAGAGGACTATGAACAAAGAAACATGGGTTAACCTTCCGGATCTTCTGGCTGAGATCTGCAAGAGGGAAATAAAGAGCCAGGTAACCGAAGAGACGTTCGTGATCAAGACGGACCTGATCAGGGCGATCAACCAGTGCCGGAAGCTGGAGGTGGGGAGATGATCAGGATTGACATTGACCAGAGGATACTGGACAGGGAAGACAGCTGTGATCAGCTCCGGCGGAAGGTGTACAACGCGAGGATCGAACAGGCAAGGCTTGAAGGCCACGCTGAGATGAGGGCAGACCTTGAGCAGGCATCATACCTTCGGGGATGGAACGACTGCATGGCAGGGATGCTTAAGCTGGTAAATGGTTATGCAAAGGGGGATATCTCATGATCGACAAAGAGACCTTGGAGAAGATGATAGGCCGACAGCAGAAGATCTCCGACAACGCTTACATGAATTATCAGGAGAGCGGTATACAGAGATACATGACGAGGCACGAGCAGGCCGAAGACCAGATTGAGATTCTGCAGATGGCTCTGAACGTGGCAGACATCAAAGCGGAAAACGTAGGAATCCGTGTGGCGCTCGGAGAATGCGCAGCTAAGGCATTGGACCTGCTGCATGATCAGAGATATCTCGACGGCGGAAACATTGGCGAAATTGGGCAGCTGCTCCATGCTCTCAAGGCTTACGGGAAACTGTACAGAGTTGTCTTTGACAGATGGGGGGATGACTGAAATGAGCATCGCAATCGAAACGCAGGTGATTGTCACATGGTGCCCGCCGGAGAAGGCGCTTCCGCCGGATGACAGATTCGTCGTCGTGACGTGCTCCGGAAGGGCTTCGAAGCATGTTACTTATGACCACACTCTCGCTCTTGCCAACTGGATCCAGAACGAGGACAGCTGGTACATCGAAGAAGTGGACGACGAATACATGGACGGCATGACGATTCATGCATGGTGTGATCTTGAACCGTACGGAGGACGGGACGCATGACAGACGAAATTAAGGTGATTATCAAAGAACCGGGAGAGCCGGTCGGGCATGAGGACGTGATCCGGAACGAGCTGAGTGCGTTCCAGAATGCAGTAGGCGGGTTCATCGAAGTGGTCACGATTGCGGAGGGCTCGGACAAGATCCTGATGATCTGCAATGAGGAAGGCAAGCTTCTGCCGGACATGGAGCCGAATATCTACGCTGACATTTACGGCCACACAGATCTGATCTTCGGCACCGTGGTTATCTGTGGAGATCGCCGCGACGACTTCGACGACTGCCCGATCGATCTCAAGACATGGGAGATGCTGCTTCGAAAATGGGGGAACTGACATGGACGATTTGAGGCGGTCGATGAAAGAAAAGAGCTTTCGGGCGGCGAAGAAGCGCGACATCGGCCAGATGATCTGGCACGCAGACCGGACAGGCCTTGCTGCAAAGGCGCACGCTCTGCTGAGCACGCCGCCGTATTATCTGCAGCACAAGAGTGAGGAGAAAGAAAATGACAATTGACGTGGTAACGAAAGCCGGCGCTCAGATCGGCATCAGCATACTGCCGGAGGAGCTGAACGCTTCCGAGACGATGCAGAGGGTGCTGAGCCTACTCCTGATCGGAGCCGAGGCGGCAGAGGCTGAGCACAGGGATGTGGATCCAACACCGGCACCAGCTCCGGCGAAAGCACCGGCAAAGAAGACCGGACCGGTGAAGGAGAGCACGCCGAAGAACCCGCGGGCGCTTGAGATTGACAAGGGCAAGATATGTGCACTCTGGCGGTCCGGCTCTTGGAGCGTGAAGGACATCGCCGCGGATGTGCATTGTTCTGAGCAGACGGTGCGAAACACCCTGCAGGCGCGAGGGCTTTGGAAGACAGACGAGGCTGATGCGGATTTATTAGATTAATCCGTTAAGCGAGGCGGCACGGGTTTAACTATAAACAAACTATTACATGGTTTTTTCAGGTTTCCATTGCTAACGCTCTCGACCTGTGCCGCCGATACAAGAGAGGAGAGTCAACTATGGGTCAAGTAACAGAATCGACGCAGTCAACTAAAGACTGCATCAGCAGACAGGCTGCATTAGATATGGAGTTTTCGAACGGAATATCCGAAGACGGAGTGCTGTATGTACCTTACCGCGAGGTGAAGATGAATCTTGAAGAGCTGCCATCTGCACAGTCAGAAATCATCCAATGTGAGGAATGCAAGCATCGAGGAGAAACGCCCATTGCTGACGGTCGGTACTGGTGCGATATCCATTACGCTTTTATGTATTACTGTTCAGATGCGGAAAGGAGAATTGATGGACGATCTAATCAGCAGACGAGAAGCGATTGAATGGTGTCTTGAAGGACTTAATAACATGCCATCTGAACAGCCAGAACAGCAGTGGATGCCGTGCAGTGAGAGACCGCCTGAGGAACAAGACGAGTATTACATCACTTGGACATCTCCGATTTGCAAAGGAAGGCGGTTCGTGAGTATCACGGAATACTGCATACCGAGGACTGGCGAAGAACCTTACTGGGATTTGTCGGAACACATATCGTTCTACGAAGATGCGGAAGTGCTTGCATGGATGCCACTACCAGAACCGTGGAAAGGAGAACAGCCATGAGACCAATAGACGCTGACTGGTTGCTAGATGTTGTTGAAAACATCATTAAGTGGGACACAGAACGAGACAGAAATCGAATCATCCATCAGGTACGAGAACTTACACCAACCATCGAGCCAGAGCGGAAGAAGGGGAAGTGGATTGAACAAGATGACGGATGGGATGGAGTTTATTACGAATGTTCCTGTTGTAAAGAAGCCTTTACGCTAATGGATGGAACGCCATCAGACAATCTTTACAACTACTGCCCGAACTGCGGCGTGAGGATGAAAGAATGAAAATCTTCCAAAAAGTCCATTGCAAGGCATATTTACAAAAGCATCATGATGGAGTGTTCCTTGAGTGTTGGGAGGAAAAAGGAAACGAGGACTTCGTGATGCGCCACCCCGCTGAGGGGAATCGTTGGAAAGAACCTATCCGTGTAATTGCGATAAAGACCGAGTATACAAGCAAAGGCTATGAGACTAAAGAGATTGCGGACTTGTCTGGATTTGAAGGTGAAACAGTTGAGAAGCAGTACAGGATCAGAGTCGAAGAAGATTTTGTTGGTTTCCTTGTTGGCATAACTAGCATTACTGTGACAGGCAGGATCGGAACAGATATGACAATGTATCCATACAACATGGATGGTGACCTAGAAGAAGTATATCACTTGACGAAGGAGACAGACAAACAAAAGGTAGGAGTAGTTTATTTCAAAAATAACGCAAAGAGGTATGTGCTGTTGGAAGACATGAGAGGAGAACAGCCATGACAGAACTTAAACCATGTCCGTTCTGCGGTGGTTCGCCAAGGATAAACCACGACATCGAAGGTAATCCCGTGGGCGTACATTGTAAATGCGGAGCATACGTTAGATTCCTTTTCATGCCGCGCATCATTGGCGAGACATTCGGAGACATACAAGACCGGATTGCGGCACGATGGAATGTTCGGGTGCCGTATCAAGGAGACTGACTACCAATGAAACCCAAAACATACCTTTCGGAAATCCACAGGCTCAGGCGAATGGCACAACGACTTGAACGCAAGATCGAAACGCTCCGGCACCGCGCCGAAGGACTCAAGGGCATCACCTACGACAAGGACAAGGTGCAGACTTCTCCGGCCAACGCAATCGAGGATGCGGTCTCCGAGCTCGTGGATCTGGAGAGCAGGCTCGCGGAAGTCTCTCACAAATACGCAGAGGCGGTGAGGATCCGGACGGACCAGATTCTAGACATGGAGAATGCGCAGTATGCTGAGCTCCTGTATCTGAGGTATGTGGATGATGGAAAGAACGGAAAGGGGAACACGCTGGATGATGTGGCGGAGGAAATGCATTACTCCTTCAAGTATGTCCGCAACCTGCACGGCAAAGCTCTGCAGGAGTTCGGGCGGATGTATCTAAAAGATGTGACATAATGTGACAATCACTTATGCTATTATGGTATCAGGCAAATTTGGACAACCACCAATCATTCATCGCATTACTCCTTTCAGCATGGAGCATCCGTCTTGGGCGCGGGTGCTCTTTTGTTGTGGGAGAAAAAAATCCCCCCGCCCCCCCTCGTGGATCCGGCGGGAAGGAATACGCCCCTAGAACAAACACCCCCTCCCCCATAGGCTGAGGCGAGTTTATTTATATCCCCCACCCCCTCGCCAGGCGGTGAGGTAACATCAGGAACCAACATGGCAACGACACGATCGGACAGGACACAAGGGAATAGAGGAGCATACGAGAACGCCAGGAAGAAGATCCTTGCGACACAGACGGTCTGCGGAATCTGCGGCAAGCCTGTCGATTTCTCCTACAAGTATCCACATCCATTGTCGCCAACAGTTGACCACATCATTCCAGTAAGCAAAGGTGGTCATCCATCGGACCTGTCTAACCTACAGCTGGCGCATCGCTGTTGTAACAGAGAAAAGGCAGATAAGCTCGTGGGGAGGGTAGGGGAGAATGTTCTCAATGAAGAAAAATTAGTACCAAATTCGCTTTTAGAGCTGCACGCAGACTGGACGGCATACCGCGCGAGCTGACGGAAGTTTTATGGGGGCATACCTCCCCCGCGACGGCCCCCGGCGGCG